GGTACTTTGTGGGTGCGTGTATCTTGGCTATGGCTATGAACATTCACGATTTGTTGCATATCAGGAGCGTGTTGAAGCAGCAGGAAAAGCGCAGGAAGCAGAGAATTCTTCAAAAGATAAACAAGCGGCACTCATCACCTCTGGAGTAAAGAATGAATATGAAGCTAAGTTGGCTAATCTTAGGAACTTTTATGGTAGTGGGTTGCACATCAACCCCAGTGGCAGTAAAACAGAGGGAATTTCCACAGCCCCCTCAGGAACTGATGCAAGTACCGCCTACTCAATACTTATTGGACAATGCAGTCAAACCACGCTAATGCTCACTGAGCTTCAAGCATGGGTGAAGGCCCAAGTAGCCCTTTAAACCATTTCTAGAGAACGAATACGGACTTCTGATACTCGTTTGCTCCAGCCCTTTCCAAATACTGGGAAAGTCTTTAATGATTCTAGGAATGCTTGTCGTTTATCACAGAACTCATTAATTGCAGTAACTGGGTTAAGTTGAGTTATAGCACTAACAGTATTATTACCGATAGCACCATCAGCAAAAACGCCCACGATTTCTTGGATAATTTTCGCTGACCTATTAACACCACTATTGATAGCACAATCAAAAAGGCAATAATCAAGTCCCGAAGGAATAGCATCTCCGTGTATGGCATCCCAGTACCTCTTTTTGTATAAAGGTTTTACATCTTCTTTAGTTAAGGCTTTCATATCGTCTACAGACACTTTATGACCAATATAGCCTTCCCATACTGCTTGAGTACATCCCCAGTTAGTAGCCCCTCCTGGGTCAAGTTTGTTGTCAACGTAGCCTCCTTCGTTCACAATCACTAGGTCAAATGACTTATTCCAATTACGGTTCACTTTTTCTTCCTTTTAGATTTTGGCACAGGGAAAGGAATTTCGTCATCTCTAACCTTGTATTCATCAATTGCTTTGGTAAGCAGACTAACAAGCCCCCACTGTACGAGTGTTTCAAGCCCTTCTTTATCGAAATCAACTTGAGCGTTGGCTGAACCATCTGCATTTTCCTTAATGATTTTGACTTCTATCTTCATACGCTTATCACATCCCCTCGAAAGAACACCAATCCATCATCTTCACTAATGACTTGTACAAGTTCTGGCGGCATAAGTTCTCCATTGACAAACGTAAGTATTGCGAATCCTGAACGCCAGTTGACGGGCGAATCTTCCGTGTAGATGTACTTGTCTCCTCCAATTGCCGACATTGTTCCTGTGTCAACGCCATATCTGTCACCTGTATAATCTGACCACGGAGTCACTTTTAGGGAATGTAAGTGCCCCGTGACCATTGAGACCCCCGATTTCAGGGTATTGTTAAACACTCCATGTTGACCATTATGCCAACGGTGCTTAATCATACAAGTGTTATTGACCATTAGAGACCAAGAATATGTCCAAAGAGGCAAGTGGTCGGCTAATGCCATTCCAGGTACACCTTCATACTGTCCTAGAACATTAGATAGTTTCCCATCAAAACGAAGGTCGTGGTTACCAATGGTGCGGTGCATAAATGCTCCTGCAGGACGAACCTTCTCAATGTCTCCTAGTCTGGCTTGGACTTCTTCTAGTTCTTCCTTCACGGTTGGAGTCTTATCCCACCCAATCCTATTGTGTTGACTGATTGTGGCGTTATCCATAATGTCTCCATTAAGGACTATTCCATTAGGTTTTAGTTTCTTGATGAGATGGACAAATGCTCTATGGGCGGTACTGACATATCCAGGCCAATAGTGGCAATCAGAACCCACAATAATCAATCCATCTTCCATAGACAGATTAGTGCGGACTTTGTTCTCTGGAATAGTTAATCTTTGACTTGGCTTTTCTTTTGCTTCTAATTTAATGTTGTATTTCTTTTCTAGTCTACTTCGTCGACGCATTAGGGTACGAAGGTCAATATCTAATACTTTTGCTAATATAGTTCCCGATTGATGTTTATTCCACAACTCTATAAAATCTTCATCGTTGCATCTTGGTTGCATTTTATTCGCCTAATTTATATGTTTTGACTGGTTCGTGACTTTTTAAGTCCACATTACACGCCCATTTAACAGCTTCCTCTGCACTTAATCCCATTCTCATACAAACCTCTGCAGCCATTGAGCCACTGCCAATTGCCATAAAAGTTCTAACTCGTTCCCATTCTAGGTCATCTCCACAAGAGAATAGACCCTCTTCTGTTAATTTTAAGAATGAACTATCTGCTTTTAGTTTTGGTTTTGTCTTGTGTTTCTTATTAATATATTCAGAAACCTTTTCTCCATCCACCCAATTACCTGCAACTCCAAGATAACCACCTTCTATTGCAATAATCTTATCTTCAAAATATTTAATACCTGAATCATCGTCTGAAAACTGACTGTCTGCAACTAATTTTTTATTAATCCAATCGCCAACAATAGTAGTCATATCATTCTCGTTAGGTGAGACCAATCCGTCTCACATTGTAGGTGAGACCACAAGCGTGACGGAGGGGAGCCGTCAGGGGGAAGTGGGGGATGAATGCCTGTGGTCTCATTTGTTAGTTTAGTTTAAAAAGCAACATTACTCCATACGGGGCAGAATTTATTTACACTGCAGTAATCTTCACAACGCCTATAAGTAGCTGGACGATGCTCCCAGAACTGGTCTGTGCCGAGTGTAACACCCTCTTGTGACGGATATAGCTTGATGGCTCGTTTGCCACCCTTCTTCATTAAAGCAAATTGTTCAGGAGTAGCCCATCTTTCCTCATCATTACAAATTGGGGGTTCAGATAATTGATGAAGTGCAATACGCTCTTGTACATAAGCCTCTGCCTCATCTAGTGTCCACATACGGATAGGAAGGGTCAGAATCGGTCTTGCAGGGTACTCTGGGTTCTTCTGTTGCTCACGGGGTCTCCAGTCTCTGAAAATGGCTGTAATGCTCAATTTAGTGACTTCTGTGCCATTCTTATGCAATAACCATCTCAGGACGTTTAACTGGCGTTCCCACTCGATTTTGCCACTAGCAGCGAATACTGAGGTCACCTTGTAATCAGATAGGTGAGAACCCTCTAAAACGTCGAATGCGCCCCCTAATTTCCATCCCAGTACCTCGGCATAGACTCGCTCCTCCCGACGCACTGTAGACCCCTTATAAGCCATTTCAAGCAGATGATGGACACTACTTCCAAACAACGCCCAAACACGGTCTGAAGCATCCTCTTCTATAGCGTCATCGTGCTTAATCCGCAACTGACGAATCAAAGGTGGTTGGATTAGCTGTGTAACGGTAATATCACTGCTACCTGGGGTATACCCTTGGTTTTGTACTGCATTGACTATTGGTTCTGGTAAATTAAATTTGTTTGTTAACTTCATTGATTCTCTCCCCTATCCACTTCATAACTGGAACTGCCATCGAGTTACCTAATGCCTTGTAGCGGTGACCGTCTGGTGATTCCCCCTTTTTCCAAGGAATAATTGTATAGTCATCCTTGAACCCCTGCAACCTCTCGCATTCCCTAGGTGTTAATCTACGGACTGCCATATTACCTGCTATAAAGGTCTGAGCATGGTGTGATTGAACACTTGGCTGCATAGCTTGTAATGCAGGAGTTACTTCTAATGGAGTAGCACTAAAGTTATTCGCTTTAGCATCTTCTCGAATACTATAAGCCTGAACCAATGGGACATTCCCACCGCCAGTTCCCCAACGACTTGTAACGGTCTGACATACTTCACCCATCTCTTTAACTCGTGAATCTGCAGGATGAGTTTCATACGCAATCATATTGAATCCATCGGCTCTACTGTAGTCGTTGCAAGTTGTTTGGAGACGGTGAGCAAGGCTTGGTATAAAAGTTCTGGCAACTTCTTGTTTCGTACTTTTGCTCTTCTTAGTATCCCCGCACAGGCTTTCGGACTCAAATAATACTCTGGCCGCAGATTCCCAGTCTCCAAGACATCCGACAACAAACACTCTTCTGCGTCTTTGTGGGACTCCAAAGTATTGAGCATCAAGCACCTCAATACTTTGGAGTCCCACAAAGACGCAGAAGAGTGTTTGTTG